GGCTCCACAGCCCGAGGGTGGCCCACGCAAGAAGTCATTTTGTGCCAGAATGAGTGGTATGCCCGGCCCTATGAAGGACGAGAAAGGCAGACCAACACGTAAAGCCGCAAGCCTCAAAAGATGGAAATGTTGAAATGGAAGACCTCGTGCAGACCGCTCGTGAGTTAGCTACCCACGCTAACGAAATTAAACATATCCAGTCTGATATGGATCAAGTTCTTCATGAGCTAAATGCTATGAAGGCTACAATTGACTTAATCAACCAGAAGCTTGACCGAGCTGAAGGTGGATGGAAAACTCTTATTTGGATAGGCACAGCTGTAAGTAGCATTACAGGTTTTATTGGCTATGTAGTTGGACAATTCCGAGGTTGATATGCCAGCAACAAGTGAAAAACAAAAGAAATTCATGGACGCTGCAGCGCACAATCCAGCGTTTGCTAAAGAAGCAGGTATCCCAGCAGGTGTTGCGCAAGAGTATTCTAAGGCAAGTAAAGGTAAAAGATTTACAACTGGAAGTCGTCCTGACTTACAGAAAGCAGGAAAACCCAAAACCGATCACGGTAAAATGAAACTTTTTAATGAAGGTGGCGCTATGAAAAACGATATGATGCAAGACAAAATGATGGCTAAAAAAGCTGTTGGTATGCATGAAAAGCAGCTTCATGGTGGCAAAAAGTCAAATATGACCAAGCTTGCTAAAGGTGGTTCCGCTTCTAGCCGCGCTGATGGTTGCGTTTCTAAAGGCAAAACCAAAGGCACAATGATTAAGATGAAGTCCGGCGGGATGTGTTGATATGAGAGCCTCTCGTGGCATGGGTGCGATTAACCCCGCAAAAATGCCCGGGGGTAAAAAAGCTCGTCGTAAAGATGGTGACGAGTTTACGATGTTTGCTGATGGTGGTGAGGTTAAGTCTAAGGTCAATGAGGCTGGTAACTACACCAAACCAAGTATGCGAAAGTCATTGTTTGAAAGCATCAAAGCACAAGATACGCAAGGAACCGGAGCTGGAAAATGGTCAGCCCGTAAAGCACAACTCCTTGCGAAGAAATACAAAGCGTCAGGCGGTGGGTATAAATGAAAGCGCCGCAGAAGTCGTTGAAGGCTTGGGGCGAGCAGAAATGGACTACAAAGTCCGGCAAGAAGTCCTCAGAAACGGGTGAGAGGTACTTGCCAGAGAAGGCTATAAAAGCATTATCTCCTGCAGAGTATGCAGCAACGACTAAAGCTAAGCGAGCAGGTAAAGCGGCAGGCAAGCAGTTTGTAGCTCAGCCAAAACGTATTGCAAAGAAAACGGCAGGATTTAGATGACTACTTCAGGCACCGCAGGCTTTAACTTAGACCTCTCCGAGTTAGTGGAAGAGGCGTTTGAGCGCTGCGGCAAAGAGCTGCGTACTGGATATGACTTGCGTACAGCGCGTCGTAGCATTAACCTGTTGACGGTTGAGTGGGCAAACCGTGGTATTAACTTGTGGACAATTGAACAAGGTCAAATCCCGATGGTTACAGGGCAGGCAACTTACGCCTTGCCTAATGACACGATTGATCTGTTAGATACGGTTGTTCGTACAGGATCTGGGCAAAATCAGACTGATATCAACATTACCCGTATCTCTGAGTCTACATACATTACCATTCCAAACAAGAACGCACAGGCGCGACCAATTCAAGTTTGGATTAATCGTCAGTCAGGTAATACAAACGCGAGCGTTACAACAGCTTTAAACGGTGGAATAACGGCAACAGATACAACCATTACTGTGGTGTCGGCGGCAAATCTACCGAGCCAAGGATATATCAAGGTTGATAACGAAATTATTATGTACCAGAACGTAAGTGGCAACCAGCTGTTAAACTGCTTTCGTGGACAGGCTAATACAACGGCGACATCACATTTAACCGCAGCTTCTGTTTACCAAACATTCCCGCCAAACATTAACGTTTGGCCTACACCCAACGCACCGGGCGATCAATACACGTTCATTTACTACAGAATGCGCCGTATTCAAGATTCTGGTGGTGGTGTATCTACACAAGACATTCCATTTCGTTTTATTCCGTGCTTGGTTGCCGGACTTGCGTTTAACCTAAGCGTTAAATTGCCTGATGTACAGTCTGATCGTGTGATGTTTTTAAAACAAGATTATGAACAACAGTTTCAGCTTGCCGCAGATGAAGACAGAGAAAAAGCTCCACTTCGATTTGTCCCCCGCAATATGTTTTATTCGTAGGTGAGCAATGCCTAGTCAATTCGCCTCGGGTAAATATGCAATCTCGATCTGTGATCGTTGCGGGCAGCAGTTTAAGCTTAAAGAACTTAAGAAATTAGTTGTTAAGACACAGATTAAAAACATTTTGGTTTGTCGTGAGTGTTGGGATCCAGATCAGCCACAGTTGCAGTTAGGTATGTATCCGGTCAATGATCCACAGGCTTTAAGAAATCCTCGTCCAGATACCAGTTATGTTGTTTCAGGTTTAGATGTAGACGGTGATCCGTCTGGTGGTAGCAGAATCTTTCAATGGGGTTTTAATCCTGTTGGTGGTGCAAGAGGGTTTGATACAGGTTTAACACCGAATGACTTGATTATCCAAGTTGAGCTTGGTACAGTTACAATAGCGGTTACTTAAGGAGTTATCATGTTTAAACGTGGCGCAGATGGCGTAGCAAAGAAAGGTAAAACCGAGGGTAAGAATCTTGGTAACAGTGGCCCAATGGTTGCTGCTTTAAAAGGCAAAGGCACAAAGTCCTCTAAAGGTGGCAAGTCAGATGCTGACATGTTGTCAATGGGTCGTGGTTTGGCAAAAGTGGCTGCTCAAAAGCGAGGCTGATATGGCTAAGTACAGTCAAAAAATGATGGGTAAAGAGGTTGGCGATGCTAAGGTTTATGCTGAACCTCATACCATGACAGGTGAAAAGGTCACTATGAAACCAACTAAACGTCAAGATCCAAACACAATGGCTGCGAAAGACTTTAAGCCTAACGGCCCTGCTATGCGCGTAAGTGTAGGAGATCCTGCCCGTGATGATGTCAAGACTACCGGCATTAAGATTCGTGGTACAGGTGCGGCAACGAAGGGAACAATGGCTCGCGGGCCAATGGCATAATGAATTACGCTCAACTCTCCGCTGCTATTCAGGCGTATTCGGAAAGCGATGAACCGCTGTTTGTCGAGAATATTCCTGTTTTTGTTAAAGCGGCAGAGCAGCGTATTTATAACTCGGTTCAGTTTTCCTACCTGCGTAAGAACGTTACGGGATCGGTTACAGCCTCTAATCCGTATTTATCGGCTCCGAATGATTTTTTGTCGGTATACTCGATTGCGGTCATTAAAGCTAACGGCGAGTACGAGTACTTGCTAAACAAAGATGTTAACTTTATTCGTCAGGCATATCCGTCTCCAGCAGACACGGGCTTACCAAAATACTACGCAATTTTTGGCCCAACGACAACTTCGGGCGATCCTCCGGTTTTAACCAACGAGATGTCGTTTATATTAGGCCCAAAGCCTGATGTTAACTATTCTGTTGAGCTGCATTACTTCTTCTACCCAGAGTCTATTGTGACTGCAAGTACTACGTGGCTAGGGGACAACTTTGACACAGCTTTGTTCTACGGCGCGTTGCGAGAAGCCGCTGTGTTCCAGCGTCAAGAGCCTGACATGGTTGCCAACTACGATCAGAAGTACCAAGAGGGCATGATGCTACTCAAGCAGTTGGGCGACGGAAAAGAGAGGAGCGATGCATATAGATCCGGTCAAGTAAGGTATCCCGTCAAATGAAACGACTAAACCGACAGGAAGCAAAACAACTAGGTATAAATAAATGTCATGGTAGCGCTTGCGCAAAGCATCCTGAGCTTGAAGGTTTTCGTTGGGTTTCTGGCGCTTGTGTTGAGTGTGCAAAAGAACATATCCGAAAAGGCAGAAAGGCAAATCTAGAACGCACTAAAGCGCAGCAAAAAGTGTATGAGGCAAAAGCTAAACTCAACCCCATAAATGTAGAGAAAAAGCGATTGCGCGACGTAGCTTACCGGAAAACAAATAAAGAACAAATACGTGCTACGCAAGCCGCATGGAATGCCAGATACCCAGAAAAAGTTGCGGTGCATAAGCAAACAGCAAAAGGCAAGTACAAAGTTCAGAAAAATATAGACACAGCAATGCGGCGAGCGTCAATGAAGCAACGCACTCCTTTGTGGTTAACGGAAGACGACCACTGGATGATTGAGCAGGCGTATGAACTTGCACAAACTAGAGCTAAAATGTTTGGGTTTAATTGGCACGTAGATCATATAATTCCATTGCAAGGTAAAACTGTTTCAGGACTACATGTGCCGTGGAATTTACAAGTTATTCCCGGTGTTCTTAATATCAAAAAAGGTAACAGGCTTGTGGAGAGTGTATCGTGAGCTTCACCGGAAACTTTACTTGCGATACATTCAAAATTGGTCTGATTGAAGGCCAGTTTGACTTTAATACAGACACTTTTTATATCGCGTTGTACACCAATGCGGCTACGCTTGACCAGAATACTACTGCATATACAACGACCGGTGAGGTTGTGGCGTCTGGCTATACAGCCGGTGGCGAGGTTTTAACTCCGCTTGTAGGTACAACAAGTGCGTATGTGTCATTCAATAACGTGTCTTGGAATGCTGCATTTACTGTACGTGGCGCGTTAATTTATAAACCCGGTGATGGTGGGGCAGTTTGCGTGTTGGACTTTGGCGCTGACAAAACATCTACAGGTACATTCACAGTGCAGTTTCCGATTGCAACGGCTGACCAAGCCTTGATTCGACTTATTTAAGGGGTTTTAAAATGATGAAAGATAGCGCAACTACAAGCGATGCATTTGGATCCTTTGTATCCGTGGCAAGTGGTGTGTCTGCCTATACTAAGGCTGGTGGTGTATACCATGTCCAGTGTTTCGATAAAGACGGCAACCTGAAGTGGGAAGACAAAGCCCATAACCTCGTGGTCAATGAGGGTCTGAAAGACATGAACGACAAGTACTTCTCTGGTGCCGCTTATACGGCAGCTTGGTACTTAGGTCTTGTAACTGGCCCCGGCTCAGGCACGACATTTGCCGCCGCTGACACACTTGCTTCTCATGCTGGCTGGACTGAGTTTACAAACTACTCTGGTAATCGTGGCGCGGTTACATTTGGCGCAGCAACACTAGCTGATCCTTCTGTGATTACAAACCCTTCGCCCGTACAGTTCACTATTACAGGTGCTGGTGGCACAGTGGCTGGTGCGTTCTTGGCTTCGGTTAGTAGCGGAACATCGGGCATTTTGTTCTCTGAATCGGACTTCCAGTCCCCCGGTGACCGTGCTGTTGTGTCTGGTGACGTTTTGAATGTCACTTACCAATTCTCTCTTGATGCAGCTTAAGGATTATTATGGCTACCAAATTTGTTAAAGGTCAGAGTGTAAAGCTTGCCGCTGTTGTTCCACAGGGTGCGGTTGAAAAGCTGCGCATGGACGAGGATGGCAACTTCTTTTATATGATTCAATGGACAGACGCAGGCGGGCAGATTCAGCAGCGTTGGTTTCCAGAGAATGACTTGGTTGAGGCGTAGTGTTTGCAGGATCGCCATTTGCTACAGCCCCCTTTGCCGCACTAAGCGGCAATACTTATTTTGTTTCGATTACTGAGTCGGCAACAGCTAGTGACGCATCCTCTGCTTTAGTTTCGTTTATTTCCAGCATTTCAGAAGCCGCCACGCCCTCAGACAGTGTTTCTGCATTAGCTACGTTCCTTGCAAGTATTGCGGAGACCGCTACAGGCGCAGACTCTATATCGTCAACCTTCTCGATTAACGGTGCTGTATCTGAGTCGGCCTCTGGTAGCGACACGGTATCTTCTGGGGTGACGTTTAGTGTTGCAGTGCAAGAAATTGCCAATGGTGCTGATCTTGTATCGTCTCTTGTGCAGTTTGGTGGGAACATCCAAGAACTTGCCTTGGCATTAGATTCAAGCTCTGCGTTAGGTAGCTTTGTAGCGTCTGTACTTGAGTCTACGACCGCAACAGACTCGGTTTTAGTGGCACCCAGCGTGTTTAGTGCAGCGGTGGTAGAGTTGGTAACAGGCTCGGATTCAACGGTTTCTGGCGTGATTCTGGTAGTAAATATTGCCGAAGCCGCGTCTGGGGTAGATTCCGTAGCAAATAATATAGCGTTTGGTGTGGCAGTAAATGAGCTTGCTACAGGCACGGCGACTGCTGGAACTACAATAGCGTTTGGTGTGTTAATTCAAGAACTTGGCATTGCCGCAGATAGCATATTGGCTAGGTTTTTGTGGGAACTTATCAATGACAGCCAGACCGTTGCGTGGCAAAATATAGGTAGTAGCAGCACAACCGTTTGGCAGACAATTAATGACTTTGAAAGCTCAGACTGGACTCCAGTTGATACTTCTCTGTCGTAAGGAAAGAACATGGCATTAGTTGTTAAAGATCGGGTAAAAACAACGACCACAACGACTGGTACGGGAACAGTGACGCTTGGTGCAGCGGCAACAGGATTTCAGAGTTTTTCTGTTATTGGCGACGGTAACACGACGTATTACACAATTACAGACACAGTTACGGGTGTTTGGGAAGTTGGTATTGGTACATACACGGCTTCTGGTACAACTCTTTCACGCACAACGGTGTTGGACTCTTCTAGTGGCGGCTCGTTAGTTAACTTTACGGCTGGCAGTAAAGACGTGTTTGTGGTGTATCCGGCTGAAAAAGCGGTGTATCAAGACACAGCAGGTGATGTAACGGTAGCAGGAAACATCACCGGTCAAGAGATGACCGCCTCAAACGGACTGCTTGTGCATAGTGCGCTGATTACTATAAACCATACGGTTCCTTCTGGATATAATGTTATTAGCGCAGGGCCGATTACGATTGACAGTGGCGTGACCGTGATAATAACTGATGGAACTTGGGTGATAGTATGACGATTACGATCAATGGCACGACTGGAATTACCTCCCCCGGCGGAGATCTATCAAT